AGTGGTTTATTCTCCGCGAACGATAGTTTCTGGGATTCCAAAATACTGATTAATACTGGATTTATAGTATTATAAGGTGAGCCACGGTTGAGCTACCGTTCTAAATTCTAACAAAATTTAAACGTTTATCGTTTCAATTATATAGTATATTTACAAGACAATCAAATGCTTTCGTCCACAATCTCATAGGATAATAGCAAATCGTCAATAAGGCCTCGTACACCTTCCTCCTTGTATTCCTTCGGATCAGGAATGACTTCCGCTATCCAGTCAGCAGTCCAAACGTAATCAACCTCTTCAGGCCATACGAAGTTAGGAAACTCTTCTTCCATATCGCCATCATCCCAGGCTTCCTTATCCCACTTACCAATGCATGGAGATTGACGCATTTCATGCTCATATATCATGTCCCATGCGTCCTTGTAAGTTTCTGCGGTTCCCATGAACCAAGGTTTCTGCGTTGCCGTACTGTAGACTTTTAATATTTTAGGCTCCTCTCCATATAATCGTTCCATACCCTGGCGTGATACTAGCCAGGTGCCTTTAGACTTTCGACATTCAGTAGGCGTGAATCGTGGTGGTGTGTTCCGTTGACCGGAGCACGCTTGCTTCACCGTAACTGGACTAATCTTCCAACGCTCCGCAGCTTCCGCAGAGGTCATAACATCCTCAAATTTCATAAGTACCCCCTATTTACCCCAACCTAATGCGATTTCAGTATCATTTTGCATTTCAGCTATTGCTTTCAAGCTGTCGAATGTATCAGCTTGTTCAAAACACATATCTTCGAAATCACTTTTGAAAGTGTATTCCTTCCAGTATTTGCGATTTAATTTAACCGCATATGCATATAGGTCTTTATTATAGTTGCGAACTTCTGCAACGTTCCAATCCTTTAGATATACAACTTTGTTATTGTCGATGACTAATACAGGGTTACCTTTAACGAATTTCACGTTATTAGTTACAATGATGATTTCATCGTCGTTAATTACATGATTAAATTTGAAGTATTTGTTCGATGTGTGTTTCAATTCACCGAAGAATTTAGTCAATTGGGATTCTTTTACGCTTTTTAGAAATTCACTGTATTTGCTCATGGTATGTACTCCTTTAATACTTTCCCTTACCTTTGTCTTTATTATACATCGTATTCGATGTATTTGCAAGTGCTAATTTTAATAAATTTCATAAAAGTGCAAAAATAAAGAGCCTACTAACCTAGATATTTTCTAAGTTAGTAGGCTCTTCTAATCTTTTGTCATTCTTTCGATAATCTTTTGAAGTCAATCCATGAGTCCACCTGCTCATGCTCAGGAGATATATGGATCACCTCTCAGTCATCGACGAATTACCACTCCAATGATTGCCCCCGCTCCCACTACCTGGGATATGTTGCGTTGCATCTTGAGTCGCTTGATTGTTCGATTGTCCCTTTCGACTTTCGCTTTCAATATGTTTAAAGAGTTCTGCATTTCGTTCAAGGTAACTTCTTGCTTCACTAAGTCTACCTTGGCTGTTTGTAATTCGGTTTCCAATTTCGTGATTGTATTCCTGGCTTCTGTCAATTCTTGCCCCTGCTTCACGACTAAGGTCTGCGCTTCTGTCAATGGAATGCTGGATGCTTCGATTAAGTTCAAGGCTTTCTCGTTGTTGCTCTTGAGCTCGTTCCACTGCGTCAACGGCACGGTGATAGTCGGCTCCGCTTGGTTGGTAGATGATATATCCTGCGCAAATACCGAGGAGAACGATAAGAGCGCCGATAATATAATAGTGGCGAGGATACTTGGCCACCATAGTTTTAATTTTTTCATACATGGTAACTCCTTCCTAAATATTACTACCCCACTGTGCGCCCCACCATCGAGCGGTGCCACGTAACCAGTCCCCACCGCTCCATCGTTCATCACCTGCATGGCACACTAAGAGGTCCCATCGGTCAACGTTGGAGTCTGGGCCGTAGGTGTTGTTAGGGTACCCAGTCGGATCTAAATAATAGAGGTCGAGACCGTCCTTATTATCGGCTGCCTCAGCGTGGGTCATTTGGTGCTGTAGGTCAAGTGGTACACCCGCGTTAATAGTGAGCACTGCCATAATCTGTGTCATAGTGGTTAACTGTTCTTTGGTTGGGGGCTCACTACCTAAGTTATTTTCACTAACAGCATCCCAACATGCCCCAATAGCTATACCTACGGCGTTACTGTTGCGCATATAGGTGTGTTCCTTATAGTCTGTTAAAGCTTCCATATCTGTCCACATCGTGCCATCTCTATTGATGTTGATGTGGTAGTCCGTGAAGTGCTTACCACCTTTAACGCCTGTCCAATGGTAATATGCCTTTTCAATTTTGCCGTACGCGTCTAGCGCCAGGTCTTTTAACTCGTCCATTGTAATTTGTCGAAACATTTATTTCCCCCTCTCATCATGGTTAACGTCATCTGCTAATTGCTGTATGCCAGGTCTGTTCATAGGCAACGTGTTAGGCTCCTCTAGCTTATCCGGTATCCCGTTATGGTCCTTGTCAATAAACATGCCACAAAGCCCTACAATTGACATAAGTACCGACGGCACGAATATGTGGTCAATGATAAGAATACCCTTATCGATAAGTTGATTAGCTTCAGGTGATACATACCCTTTAATCGTTGATAACACATACTGGGCAACGACTAATATCATCGGTACTAACATGACGAGGACTAGTGCCCTCGTTGCTAATACACCAGTTGGCCGTATGCCAGCTATTCGGATGGATTGATATGACCGCTTGATGCGGTTAATGATAGCTAACTTATCCATTACCCCTCCATGCTCTGATAATTTCTAGTACACCTTGGAATACCTTTCCAAAGTCGACGAGGTCATCTTCAACCATTTCACGTAAGTTTTCGATAATTGACCAACATTCGGAGAAAAACGGAATCAGCATGAATAGGAATGAGAAGATATGGTCCATGAATAGTTCAGTATTGGGGATAGGGATATCCGGTAGCGATTCAAATACTACCGATAAGACCATCCACGCGGGGTACTGGACGCATAATTTCTTTAGTAAATCGGATCGTAAGCGTTCGCTCATAAGGTACCTACGTTTTAGCCCTGTGGTCGCGTCAACATATCCACCCTTACCCCATCCATACCATGCGAGCGTTGTAAGTAATGTTATAGGCGTATTGTTCCTGTGATTATCCTTGTTGTACCTAAGCACCTCCGTCGTAATGCGTTGCGCTGCGTCAATGAATAGCAATACAGTCGTTAATATGATGATAACGCCCATACTGACAATATGCTCATGTGACACACCGCTAATCAGCATTACTAAAATGTCGTTCAATATATCCATTCACTCCCCCTAAGTGTGATAGTTAAGAAGGGAGAACATACCCGAGGATTTTAGTACAAACGAATCCGTCAACGTCCGCCAAGCCTCGCCAATGAAATCAGTTAATTCTTGCATATGTTCTTCCTTTAACTTAAATTATTATAACGGTGCATTACCTGTATTAATGTATCGATTGTCAGATTCAGACCATTCCAAAGTATCAAGTATGTAAGCAACATTGTTTAAGCCGTGTTCTTTAGTACCAATATTAATATTTTTATTACCTGTAAGGCTAGCTGTAAGTTTAAACATAATTAATGCTGGTTTATTAATAAAAATAGGAATTTGAGGTAATCCTGTATAACTTAAATAAATATATGATAACTTTTTACCGTTCGTTACAATCTCAATAGAGTCAAAGTCCTGTTCTTTCCATTTTCCAAGGAAGTTGAAGTTGTTTCTAGTCCAATCGCTATCTGTTTGTTGGTTAGTAACATTAATTACAAGTTTACGGCCATACTTATAATATTTAGAGCCTAAATCCTTATAAGTTTCGTCAGGCTGTACAGCAGAATCATCAAGGACGCCTTTGATTGTATAATCGCCTACTTTATCACCTGTAAAGTTATGATATGTGAGTTTCACATCATCGTCGCCTAGTGGCTCGATTGTAATGTTACCAACGCCAGCCTCATTCAATCCGAATGCGTCTGTACCGTTACCTACCACTTTAACGGTGTAGTGCGGTTCGCCATTGATTCCAATAACATGCTGACCTCTTACAACACTAAGAACAGTCAACGGCTTAAATTCAGTACGAGGGAACGGCTTACCCATATTACCAATTAAAGCAGTGAGTACATCGTCAACGCTTGCACTTTCACACCACACATTACCTTGCAGCAACAACTGATGAGCGTTGTCGGCCGTAGCACTTGCGCCGTCCTTGCCTTTATCGCCTTTAGGGCCTTTTAAAGCCTCTAGTTGCTCTGGTGTAAAATCCTCATATCGGAATGGTTCGCCTTTTGGACCTGGTTCACCTTGAGGCCCTTGCAATCCTCTTAAACTGTCAAGCCATTCTTGTTCAGTACCTCTGAACCCATGAGCCACAGCAATAGCATAGGCGCTTTTACCTAAACCCTCGATAAGGGGAAGTGTAGTTTCTTTGTCAAGTTTCAATATTAATTCGTTTGTTTCCATGCTTGTATATCCCCCTTATTTATGCATTGAAATATCTGGAACGATGGTAACGGTTCCCTGTCCTAACTTTATCCACTTATGATCATTGTAGATAAAAGCGTCATACAGATAATCGCCACCCTTTAATTGGGCTTTAGCGGAATCCTTTCCGCTGATGAAGAACCCTACCTGCTTAGACTGTACCACAGGTGTTAACTCTAATTTCATATCATCATAAGGCCGTTTACGAATTTTGCAGACGGCCTGGTATTCGCTTAGGTCCATATCGGAGCCAGGCGGTACGACGTACGTCATGCCAAAGTCCTGCCCTGCGTACAATGTGATGTCTTGTTCAATCATAAGATGTGCCTCTCATTCATATATCAAATTACGATTTCCTAAGATTACTTACGTCGGCAACTAGCAACCTTAGGCGCGAATCAACGCCAGCATCTGCTAATGCATCTTTGGTCGTTATATCTGTTTGCCATGTAGCTCCTAGGGTCAATGTGTTTCCACCTTTGATAGATACGCCATAACCAAGGTATTCCGCTGAATACACGCCGTCCGATGGGCCAAAAGGAGATGGAGGGGAGTTGAGCAAGCAAACTGCAATAGCCTGAACATTGTACGAACGAGACAATATATCATTACCAAACTTTAGATAACGATCATCCTTTGGGTCTTGCCAAGGCTTACAGTCATTTATATCAATATCGATATAATCTAATATGCGCAAAGCAGGATAATCTGAATCAAATAACGTTTGCCCCTGTTCGTTATATACCTGCAATCCTGCTCGAATCTTGCCCGTAGAATTAGTATCCCGAGATGTATAGTTATCAAATAAATAACAATCAACTCCCGACGATTCTGGCGATAATGCTTGAGGGTGTGTATGCATTCTATAATGCGGGTATACCATACACACTTGACGCGCAAATGCTGAGGCGATAACACAATCTTCATTAATAGGTTTAATAAAGTTCAAATACATTCTTCCGCTATCATCAGCCGCAACACGCGTGTTGAAAAACAGGCTAACAACTTTTGGCACGACGCTGTGCAATTTAAAATTTCTGTACTCATCGTTAATGATGATTTGATTTTTGTCATTGTTGACTTCGAGATAAGTTGCGCTCATATTAGTATTCTCCTATAAACAATACAATCGCCAACGTATCATTATCAAAGAAATGGTTATTAATCCGTGTATATTCCCAGTACACCGTATCTTGATTAATCCAAGTTTTGATAAATTTCGTTGTTGGGAAGTTCCCCTTATAAGAAACGGATACAAAAGGAATGACGTATATAGTTGTATCCTTTTGTTTACCTATTACTTTTGCTGACCCAGTCCACGATGTGCAAGGGACGCACATTAACGAACGAGTCAACCTCGCATCAGTAGACAGTATTTTTTCTCCATATTCGTTATATATTTCAATCCCCTGTGACATTTTATGTTTTCTCCTTATTTTTATTTGTAGTGCTGCGACCACCATCGCTAATAGTAGCAGAATTAAGATTATTAGAAATATCATCTAAACACCCCTAACCTCACTCTCAGTACATTGTTATCATCGAATACTTGAATTAAGTTATCGCTAATTTCAACCCTTGCACCACTCGTTTTAGTTCGCAATGTGCCGATAGTAGCAGTGATCGCGTCAAGGCTATTAACCTTTAACTTATCGGCTGTAACGCTATCCGCTTGGAGCTTATCACTACTAATGGATAACGCCTGTATCTTATCAGCGCTTACCGAGTTAGCTTGGAGCATACCCTCGGTAATGATGTTATTATCGAACAACGCTTGGCCAGTTACATGTAATATCTTGCCGTCAATTCGGGTACCTTCCGGTGATAAGTTAATCCGGCTTACAATATCCTTACCACTCATACTTCCGATAGCCTGTGTTACCCGAAGGTCAATACCATTGGATAACGTAGTAATTTGTCCGGACAGGTTCTGATTAAGGTCAGTTACCTTTTGGGTAATGCCTTTATCCAATTGTGCGATTTTAGATTCGAACCCATTAACGGAGGTTTTCATCGTTCCAACTTCAGAGTTCATCGCTTTAATCGATTCGTCCATAGCTTTTAGCCCCAATGCTTCCGCATCAAGAAGGCTCTTATCAACTCTATCCTTAATCGTGACCGACTTTTCAGATACTAAGCTACTACCGAACACATCGACATATTCGCACCGCACACGATATACACCAGCCTTGTTAGAGTACGTGAGCATGCTTGACGTAGTCTCTAAATCATCGGTACGTTCATCACCTATAACATGGCAACGGATAACGTAAGCCTGTGGTGGCTTCGCCCCAAAGTAAAGACTGAACCCTCCGAGTTGGTCCTTAACCTCAATCGTAGGCGCCTCTAACTGTGGCAAGTTATACGAATACGTTGCAGGCGTTGAGTATTTGTCTAGCGTACTTCGTGCGTACAAGTACACCGTGCCAGTTCGCTTAGTAAGAGGTAAGTTAGCGGATGTACCTTTTACCTTTGCAAGAAGAGCATTGGTATCCTTCCCTGGGTCATTATCGGTGCGTAGTTCGTAGTAGTCCACGTCAGCGTTCAATACGTCACTCCATGATGCGGTGGCGTGGTCCTTAAAGGCTACCGTAAAGTTCTTAGGCATATCAGGCACCTCATCCATCGCCTTGACTACGACATCCACAACTTGAGCCGTATCGGATCTATTACCGAACCTATCCACGGCCACAGCCTTAACCTCGTACTCTTCGCCAGGGCCTAATGCTTTGATGATGACCTGGCTGTTGCTACTGCCCGCGTACTGCCAATCTTGACCTGTTACGGCTTGGTCATTCTTAGATTTGAGCTTGTACCACACCTCAGCACTGTCAAAATTGCCAGGATTAGCTGGTGGCTCGAACATCACTTGAAGGTCATAGTACACGCTCTTATCAGCGGTTAGATTGTATCGACTAATGACGTGTAGGTTCTGTACATCGCCAGGTGCTTGCATTCGCGGAATGACGATTTCCTTAGTAACCCCTGTAGTGAGTTGTCCTAAATCGTTAATCGCTTGCACCTTAACCTCATAGGTAGCGCCTAATAGTACATCAGATATCTCCGTGCTATTAGGTGATGCGGGGAAGTTCCCTATATATTTCCAGGTATCGCTTTTAGCGTTCCGATAGTTAACTACTACGTTGGTTATCTTGCCGTCACGAGGAAGTTGCCAACGGACGGCGATTCGTGAGTACATAATGCCATTAGCGCCGTATACATCACTTACGAGGCCTATATCCTCGATATCGCTACCAACTTCCGACTTATAATCGATAACAGGAACAGTACCATCATCGCTCGTATACACTTCTGGATAGTATTCCATACACTGAATCTTACGAGTAAGGTCTGTACCTCCCTCGGTGATAGCTAACACCCTAAATGGTTTAGCCGCTTTGGTTAGCTCACCAAACGCATACACACTACCTGGTTCGACTGTTATTGTTTCCTTAACGGTTACGTTCCGACCGATAACGCTTAACACAGTGAGCGTAGTCACCGCATCAGTAGCGTTATTACGGATAAGTAGTTGGCGCTGCTTGCCAGGTAATGTCGATACCTCCTTATCAAGGGTGATAGTATTACCTGTAACAGCTACTACTCGGCCACCTTCGCCCCATTCAGGTACGTCATGTTGAATAAGAATAATATCCCCTATCGTACACGCGATGGCGTCGGTGAAGGCTTCGATAGCCACAGTACGCACCTCGTACTTATTACATCGTAGGTAGTGCTTACCATGTTTAAATGCCTGGTCTAGGCTAGTACATCCCATGAGCTCAATTTGCGCAGGGTTGGTAAGTGTATCCGATTCATCGTATGTATCGCCATATACTGGAATAACATCACGCTCGTAGTCCTTATCCTTATTAAGGAAGGAGATTTCCACGGAGTTGGCACGACTTTGGATACCTTGGAACTCCTCGGAGAAGCTACCTTGTTTTATATTGGCTACTGTGAATAACTGTACCGGTGTTGACTTATAATCACTAACACAAGTGAATCTCGTTCCCTGAGGAATAACTTTACCCCGACCTACGTTTTCCGGATATTTTAACGCATCCCATAACCGACTAGCGCTATCGTAGATATAGTTAAAGGTGAATCCGTTCTTGTCACAATTGCTTGCCCAGGCTTTAAAGGCGTCATAATCCATACGTCCGTGAGGTTGTCCAAACACGACGTATTCATCGCCAAACTTACGAGCCATGTGAAGTAGATCATACGCCGCCCATGCCGGGTTATCCGCGCGTTGGACTTCGTACTTTTGTTGATAAGGGTTGAACACATACACGGCGGAGCGTTCTTGTACCCAGGATACTTCAGGGTCCGACCCATTTAGTTGAGAAGTCGCCAAGGCCTTAATACCGATAAGCGCCTTTCCTGGATGCACGAAATCATCGTATATAATCTGCGTTAACTGGTTCCAGTACACCTTATTACTGTATCGGATTGAGTTGCCATCCTTACTGGAACAGCGAACACGGACTTCATACTGTGCCTTATCGAGGTTATCAAATCGGTACACTCGATAGAACGCGGTATTCGTTGCTTCCTTAACGATGCCCTTATAATCAGCCTCTGCGATTTCTGCATCGGACTTTTGACGCGTGAAGGACCATCCGTCACCGGATTTCTTAACGAAGGCTTGCATACCTTTTTGATTGGAGAGCGGTAACTTATGCCACTCTTCATTCTCACCGACTTTCCGAATTTCCGCGTCAAGAGTAACCGATGTAGCATCCATACCGCCTGTATCGTTGGAGTAATACAAGCCATTAGGGAAGCTGATAGTTAACTCGATAGCATTGCACGCGTCACCCTGCACCCGTTGCGTACTCCACCCTGTCTTAAGTTCATAGTTGAGTACTTGGTCCGCGTAGTTATCATTGAAATTAGGGATAACAGTTTGGTCATTGGTACCTAATCGGATGTCCACTTGCACATCCTGATAGTTGCTAACGGGGTTAGCATTGATACGGATATCCTCGAGTTTCGATAACTCACCTTCACCGGCACAATATAAAAGGTTGAGGTACTGCTTTTCGCCATCACTGATAATGTGACGTGATAAAAGGAGCCCGGCGCTCTTCATACGGCCATATGTCACAGCTAGAGGGTACCCTTGACCGGTTACAGTTTTTGCCCCTCCCCATCCATACGTGTTAGCCTGTGCTGAGTCCGTATGAGACCGGTCAGCTTTTGGCTGAGTTAACTTATTGACGAGCATATTGCCAATCATACCAATGGCCATGGATAGTACTGTACGCCATATTAGACTTTGGATACCAAATATCGCACCGCTAGCGATACCGCCTGTGGCGATACTAAGGCCGATGGTTAAAATGATTCCAAAGAACTTGCCATCGATTTGAGGCATGGCCACGATATAGTCACCATCATTAACAATGGTATCGAGCGTAGCCTCTTGGCCATTAATGGAGTATACCCAGTCGCCATCTTGCTTAGCGTAAAAGCTTAATGGCATATTCGCCTTATAGGGGCGGTATTGTGTTTCATGCTGATCCGGTTTAAACGGATTCCTTACTAGCACTACATTAATCATAGGCTACTCCTTTCTATCGTATATATGTTTAAGCCTAGGAACGTATTTAGAGATGTGTTCGATACATACACCGCTTGGCTTAGTGGCATGAATGAATCTGCCATCGCCTAAATACACGCCAACATGGTCGAGTTCCTTACCTTTTAACGAAAAGACCAGGACACTGCCCTCTGTTGGCTCCTTGACCTCTTGCCACTCGTCCATAGGAATATCTGTGTAGTTTGGAAGCGTAACGCCATTACGGCGATACACCTCGGCCACTACATCCCAACATTTCAGCTCATCAAATGGAGTGCCAAGCATATCAGTCATATCACTTGTTAGATGCATACAGACCTCCCTGTGGAATCGTTGGCTCGCCACCGAATCGAACGCTATTTCCTAGTGCTCGACATCGTGATAAAGTCTTATTACACTCGGTCTCAGTGCCCTTATATCCGCACTGAACCCCTTTGAACTTAAATGGGCAAAAGTCCTTCATAATACGGACCAAAGGGAACCTACGTGTAAAACTGAAATCCGTACCTAGCGTGAACTCCATCCATTCTGCATTAGCGACGGAGCCAGTAATAACAAAGTGTTCCTCTACTTCGCACACATTTGGCACGTTTGTATTTATTACGCGGACAATGACATCTGCACCGGTGAACCCTTGATTATCCTCCGCCAGGCGTTGGATAGTCCGTGTCACATTGGACACGGACAATTTAACATTTGGAAGGTCAGTCGAGTTATGGTTGACGTCTGCCAATTTGAATGGGAACGCGATGTACTTGTTCCCTTGGAAGGTAATATCCTCGGTGTTATACACGAGCCGTACGATATCACCTTTGTATTCAATATCAAGGAGCATGAGCCATACACCTGTGGCGTCTATTTTGTTTTTCTCCAAAATTGATGCAGTTGAAAGTGTTAACATGTTATGCCTCCTGTAATTTTACGGTACCAACCCATATGCCGTAGTCATTCGCTGCGAAGTCTAACTGATCACTGAAACGTACCTTGATAGTTTCCTTCGTTTCAGGGTTCGTCCAGTCGAATACTGTCGAACAGTTGACCTCGTCGAAGAACGACCTTAGCCGTAAGTACTCGGAGGTGGGCACCTTATAGTTCACGTTATATGACCGTAAGGCCTTAGTAGTCTTACGTCGACTAATAATCGTCATATTCTCCACTTGGCCCTTATAGGTCATATCCGGTGTAGTTTCTTGAATTGGATATATCGGATATCTAATATTTGGAAATGTTGCCATGATTAACCTGCGGCTGCTTTAATTGCATCCCGCGCACCTCCTTTATTATTTGTTACGGCTTTAACCATTACATCGATGATGTAGTTTTCTCCGTCAAATCTCGAGCTTTGTTGCTCGGATTCAAGGGCTTGACCAGATTGGTTGATGATGTTAACTGTAACGTTATTCCCCTGATTACCGCCTAGCATCTTACGAGTTTGACTAGCGTTATAGATACGATGTGAAGCGTTGAATTGAAGGAGCTCAGGTCCGTTTTCACCGACCAATGTCATACCCGTAGGCGCCACCCCGCCGGATGCGAACTTAGAGAACCCTCGACTACTGAACGCTGAACTAAAGGACCTACCTGTGGAGAAGGTACGACCGCCTCCACCAATATTTCCTATACCTCCTACCACTCCACCGAATAAGCCTTGTAACTTAGGTTGTAGGTATTGTTGGAAGGATAGGTTCACCATCATCTTGATAATGCTATTCGTCATATCCTTGAATATGCTGATTAGCCCTTTACTGAAGGACTTCGTACCTGTGGCCATGGCCTCGAGGTTACTTGTCCACGTCGAATTGATATTACTCATCGTGCTATCAAAGGTCGACTTCGCAAGGTCAGCATAGTTCGTGGTTTCCTCTTGATATTGGCGCGCTGCTTCCTTCAATCGAGATTTCAAGTTACGCCCTGCCATCTCCCATAGCTTTTGTTGGGCCTCAACTAGGTTCTTCTCAATCTGTAGGCGTTGTGTAGCCGTCATCTGTGCATTAGCCAGCTCGTCCTTCGAGTAGTCGATATAGGCCTGTAGCTGTTCGGCCAATATCGCATCGGACTGGTCCTGTGTAAGGTGGCCAAGTTTCACCAGGTTGGACTGATGATCTAATGCTTCAGTCGTTTGTGTGTAGGCAAGCTCTCTGATTTTCTGCTCAGTGTCGGCTACAAGTTTCAATCGTTCCGACTCTGCCTTCTTCTCAGCAAGTTTCTTGTCCCCTACGGCCTTGGTATACTCACGAACGTTATCCTCAATCTGAGACTTCTGTGCATCGGACTCAGCCTTGATAAGTTGGAGTCTGTCCCCTGTACGTTCAAGGTCAAGTTTCGTAATATCCTCATTCATCTTGCGAACGCGGATAGTTTGATTACGCTCCGCCTCAGCAAGTTTCTTTTGATATACTTCTTCGTTCTTGGCCCTTGCCTCGGCCACTAGGTTGGAGTTGGCCAACGCTTGCGCATTAGCATTCTTAAGGGCATCGTTAGAAGCCGATGTGCTTGCAGATGCGCCTACCAATTTAGCAGTATCTACATACCCAGTAACCGCCCCGAAATCACCTTCAACAGACTGCTTAGCAACTACCCCTGTGCTAGAATTAGCACCAGTGTATCCGCCGTTACCGTCAGATATTACGATGTGATTATCGCCAAGGACTACAACGCCATCGCCTGCTTGAGGTGTATATCCATCACCAGCCGGATGCCATGCACCCGCAGCGGCTGCCGCATCCATAATGGAAGGAACATATCTTGGTACGTCCTTTCCGAAGGTCTCCTTAACAGAATCCGCAAATAGCTTGCCACAGTCCGTAGCCCAAGTACCATCGGCGCCTAGTGAGTAGGCCTTGCCAAGTTGGGCATTAGCTGCAGCTAATACGCCGGAGGCTTCACCACTTCCACCCCCTACGCTATTAAGCCCCGCTGCGGAACGAATAATATCTCGAATGTTCTTATTGTTCGATTCATATTGATTCCTGGCGTTGAGCTTATCGATTTCGTACTGACTACCGTCAATCTCCAACGATTGGAGTGTTAGACTTCGAATCATGTCGTTAAGGCGTTCCACGGAGCTAGCTAATTTTTCAGCCGCTTGTTCTGCTTTCTTAGCTGCGGCTTCTTGAGCCTTCGCCGCTTTGCCAGCTTCCTCATTAGCCTTATTAATGGCTTCATTATTGGTAAGACCATTCTTAGCGTTCTCGATTTCCTGGTCTAACTTGGCCTGTTCTTCTTCAGCTTTCTTCTTCGCCGCATCAGCCTCTTCCTTAGCTTTCATAGCTGCGTCAATTTGAGCGCCTTCCTCCTTAGTGGCTAGGCGGTCATTCTTAATAAGCCCGAATAAGGAACTATCCTCAACCCAGTAGCGCCCGTCGTGGTTCGCCATATAGGCTTCACTGGTGCCCTTATCGGAGTTTAGATTCCGATGGGCCTTCATACCATTGACTTCAACACCGAGGTCAGTACCTTTGGTGCGCTCCTTGTAGCGATAGTCAAGCAACGCTTTACCCGCCAACGCAATAGCACTGGCCAAAGCTACCCAAGGACCTGCAGCCGCTAATGTGGCAAGTCTCATGAATTTCAGTGCAGTCGTTACGGACTGAATTACAGTAACCGCGATACCTGCCTCAAAACTAAATTTCACTACCCCCGAGATAGCTTCTTTTTGTTCGGAGGCCATACTACTATAGGACTTTGTTAAGTCGATAGCCCATTGCGTGTAGTCCATAATCACTGGCAATAACTCTTGACCAATCATGATGGCCAAACGTTTGCCGGTCTGTTCCATGTCCTTTAATTGACGATTAAACTGCGCTGATTTCTTAGCCGCTTCATCGTCAATAATAAGGCCCATAGCGCGTGCCCGGTCCTCGACTTGCTTCATCGCCTCTGCAGACATATTCAGCATGCCGTGAAGTTGGTACCCAGTCTTACCGAACAATTCCATTTCGACGCGAGTTTTTTCCGCGCCGTCCTTCATGCCTCTTAGTCGTTCTTGGATAATCTGGAATACTTCAAGAGTGTTCTTTCCTTGAATCTGATCAATACTAATCCCTAGCCGGCTGAACATATCGGTCGCAAGCTTCCCCTCGGCCGAGGCTGTTTGCATTTTATCTTGAGCGTTTGATACCGCCTTCGCAAACTTGGCAAACGCCGTAGTGCTTACGTCGGTAGCAACGCCCATATAGTTGGCCACGGATATAAAGGTACTAGCCTGTTCAGCAGTGGCCCCTGTTAAGGACTGCATTTTCTTAACCGATAAATTCCAGTCGAGTGCCTCTTTGGCAAGCTTTGACCCTAGACCGGTAATACCTGCACCAGCTCCAATGGTCAACATTTCTGTTTTTAATTTTGCTAGCTCTGCAACTGTACCCTTAGAGGCGGCTGCGATTTTCTCTAAACCGGCTTGCGTATTCTTATCGGTCAGTTGCACTACGATATCTACTACATTATTCGACATCCTTATTCATCGCCTCCATTTCTAATCCCTCTAATATCCACATGAGGTTGAATAACATCGGACCCAGGTTGATATTATTCATTTCCGCTACATTGCGGATGGCCGGATAATCGAATCCAGCTAACCCTCCTGTGTGATATATTCGTTGACTGCGTGATAGGGTATACAGTTTCATAGCCAATTTCGTACCAAATAATAGGTGCGGAGGATTGTATTCACACTCCGAACAGTCGAAGGACTGCCGGGTGGCGGATTGTAGTTCCCTACACCCTTGGCAATACTTCGGACGGTCAGAGGACATCCACCCCCACACCTCTTTTAGTTTTTTTCTGTTGCGTCTTGTACCTGGAATGTAGCTGTGATAACTTTGCCTGCAAAGTCCATAGCTTCTTTGTCAGATACAGTATTAAGGTCCTCATTACTGAGGCCATATACATCCATCAAGATGAATCGCATAATATCACGGCTACGAATGATACCTGCTAGTTGATCATCTTCTTCGACTGGACAGTATACGAAGTCCAACCCTGCTTTAATCAACATTTCGCGTTCAGACCATGTGAGGGCTCTTGCTTTTAGTTCCTTACCTTGAATCTTCATCCTTACCTCCTATTAATACGCTGCTTGAGTATTAGTTAATTCGAATAGCACGGCGGATGCCTCAGCATCATCGCCGTAGTATGCCTTGAATGGCATTTCAATGTTAACGCCTTTAGGACCATCGATACCCGGGGAGTTACGTTCGTAAATCAATTCAGGTAATTTGATAACCAAGGAGTTATCACCTTTGGTGAGCGTCAATTCAAGACTAGATTCTGTACCATTTACAGCTTTGTTTAAAAGGTCCATGTTTTGGAAGAACGCTTTCAATGTGCCGGATACACCAACGATACCTGTATCGATATAGGTACGGAACCCTTTATTACCGATGGCGTAGGAATCACCATCCAAACCGAAATCAATGTTTAGGCTTAGAGACAATACGTTAGCAACTGTCACGCCACCTTCTTTGATTGTAGCTTCAAGATTTTCAAACGGCGTAAATGCAATTTGAGTAGGTGCTGTATCAAATGGCACTGCCGCCATTGATTCCTTACATCCCATTACGTCGATAGTGGCTGTTAACTCGGAGTCACCACCAAAGTTAAGCGCCATTTTGTTCATGCGAACACCACTAAATTGTTGGTATGTGCTGATATCCTTATAGCCTTGCTCGAATGTAGCGGATGGCATATCCGGACCGATTTTGAACACATGCTTATGCGCGGAGCCTGCACCGGCTGTGGAAGTAGGCGCGCCAAAGGCTAATTTCAACCAATAGCCGAAGCCGATTACATCGACCGGTGGCGTAATACTGCCGGATGCATCGATGTTACCACGGCTAGGCGCAGCTGGATTACGCGTACCACGAATTACATTAGAATCATTTAGATTTTGACTTGCTTTTAAAGAGGAACTAATGATTGGCATAACCACGCCACCGGTGGACGGTGTAACGCCAAAGTCAGTTTCAAAAGCCATTGTTAATTTGGATTGTGCGCCTTGCGCACGTTTAGCTACTGCCATGTTATCCTCCTATTAATATTCAACGTGACCGCCAATTACGTGCGGTATTTCTATTGTGAATGTGGCCTTGCCTGGATACACAGGGCGCCACGATACATTATCCGTTTCATAGTCAATGTTAATGACTGGATAATTAGGGTTGACGGCCATAATACATTCAATGAGTAGCTGGCCAAGTTCATCGGTTTCAAAGGCCCCTGTATAGGTAATGACACGACCATTACGCTCCGCTTCCTTCCGATGTACGCCCCATACGAGTTGGAGCGTATATGAATAGGAATCCGCAAGCCCCTCGGACTTACTGTCCATTAGGACTATAACGCATGGGCAATCCTCCTCGAGGGGAGCCCCTGCATCGTCATACCCTACAAATATGGATAGGTCCTTACCGTACTTTGCTTGACAGAACTCATTGATGCGATCATTAGCTTTGATAGCCTCAACCCATCGGTTCGCAATCACTGCGAGTGGAATTGTTTGCATAGCTACCTCACTTTGTATACTCGATTACTGGAGCCCCATGAGGTATTACCGAGTGCGTACTCACCGAGTTTCTTTTCAAGGAACGGTACGAGTTTAGGTTGAAGGGCGTTACGCATCGGACCGAAGGTTTCACGAGGTTTAATGGTGAAAGTGGTTTTCCCCTTGGCCAACTGGAACCCATGCGCAAATAATTTCTTACGCATGTTTTCCGTAATTTCCTTGGTGTAGCCCTTCTCTATCTGTTCCCCTAATTTCTTAGCAGAATTAGATAACCATCCAACTTTGACCGATTCAGACTTAGCGTCGTACTGGTACCCTACGGCCCGGTACATTTTGCCAAGTGGCGCATAACCAACTGTGCCGGCTTTTACACCGCTAGCAATAAGTTCATCACGAGACTTATGCGTCCAACCTTCACGGTCAGCCTTCCCCCCTTTTCTGTAAGCTCTTCTAACTTTAGCGCCGAATGCTGCTTCAATTTGTGCCCTCATAGCCGGTGGCATGAAGCTAGCATACTTCTTGCCTCCAGGTGCGCCAGATTTAATGCCTTCCTTGATAGCCTTAGACATCATGAAGCCCATCGACTTCATCGCCTTACGCATCCAGTCTGGTTTCGTTTTAGCGATAAATTCAAGATACGGTGTAGCTCCATCATTAATGGTGATAGGCTCATTACTCATGGTCTCACCGTCCTTACGTTGGCCACGATTTCAAGGCAGTGCATCTTATCATCGCTATCGGAGATATGATCCACGTACCACTTCTTGCCGTGGATGTAGATTTCATCCTTCGTTTTAGGGAGTGGTATGTCTTTGGTTCGTACCCAAATCTTCGCTTTATCAGCTAATCCGGTTACGAATCCGGAACCCTTGCCATCGTACTCACCGATTTCCACGCTCGCCTTGATGGTCTTACCTTCATATGTGATTTTCTCACCAAATGCCCCCAGGAGGACGTTTTCATCGTATGTATACATATTTGTACCTCATAGGTTTAACGGGGGCGTAGGGCCCCCGTCATCCTCATAATATAGCTATTACTATGCGCCAACTTTGACAGCTTGCACTAACATAACGGTAACAGTATCTTGTGCAGCAGTTTTTGGAGCTACTGCGATACCCAATGGTTTACCGCCAGTTTTAACAGCTTTATCTGTCAAGAAGTTAACTACGTCACCGACTTCAAAAGTATCGGCTTTGTTAGCGGTTACTTTGAATACGCCGGTTACTTTAATGGCGCCGACTTCACCTTGTTTCATATCAGTGATAGCCACGCCATGAAGTGCACCGGCTTCTACGATATTACCGGCTTTGACCTCTTCTGTTGCAGTAATGTCAATGCGGTCAGTTTCTTGTACGAATTGTGTCATCATATATCGTTACCCCCCCTAATTATTTACCTGCGTTTTTATAAAGACCACGGAAATCAAGTGCACGTACGCCTACGTCCAATGCAACTTTATATTCGATACCATCCACATCGAAGCCTTGACGAGTTTCTAAGCGTGGAGCTTCTACACCGTTCAAGAATGTAGTTTCAATAGTATCGTGTTGAGTTGCATCCGCTACTAAGTACCATGCATCTGGGTCAGTGATTTCTGCATCAGCGATAACAGTGAATCGACCTTTGTATGGGTTAACCACACCGGAGTTAACACCTGTCACATCTGCTGTGGAGTTCATAAGTTGGTATGCTACCATTTCAAGTTCAGGTGGAACGATTAAGTATTTAGGGGTGATGTTAAGTGTAGCAGTGCCTTGGATACCCTCTTGACGGCGCATAGCAGTTACTGCTTTAGCAATAGCTTTAACAGATAATGCTTCACCTGTGGATGCAACGTTACCATGTTTGCTGTTAAACAATGCAACGCCATCGTCCATCACTACGTCACCTGTCAATTGTGCGTATACCATTTTGTTAACCAAGCGTTTAGCCGCGGACCCGAAACGAGTTGCGATAGCGGATAACATACCAAGGTCATCGTTGATGATAGCTTGACGAGTTAAGCTGAATAATTTGCCGTATGTAGCGACTTTAGTTCGTGCGGAAGCTTCCTTGAATGTCATAGCTTTGAATTGGCTACCTTCTGGAACTAATTCCAAATCGCCTGCTTCAGATAATGCTACGCGTGTAGCTTCCTTGAAGTCGCGGTTAGAGCCTTTACCCGCCCATAATTGGTACGTAGTTTCTGCTTCATTAAAGCCGTTCATTACGGATTTATTTGCCAAGTTAGACATGATAGCAGGGAATGTGGATGTGGAGTTAATAGCTTCACGAGCCAATTCCAAGTTATCGCCAAAGTTAGCACGAAGGCCTTCACGTTGTAATGCTTCACGTGCTAATTCAACTAAGGAATGTGCGCGTAATTCGGTAGCACCTGGTGCCGGTTCAGCTACTTGAATACCTGCCGCCATTAATACTGCATCTTGTGCAGCTGCACGGAATTTATCAGATTCGGATTCGCCCATTTTAACGAACACGCCTGCGTTACGCGCACGTAATTGGTCCATAACCATCGCACGTGCTTCGTCAACGGATTTGCCCAATACGATTGCTTCGTCTGCACCTTCAACGTCGAAGTCGCGGAACATAGCAGTAATTTCAGAAGTACGTTTACGTTCTTCTTCCATAGCTTTAGCCAATTCTTCTTTTGTGATACCACCTTCAACTGGAGCGGATTTCACTTCTGGAGTTTCAGTCAATTTTTCTTTTTCATCCATACCTTTTTGTTCCTCCTGTGTGTCAATACTTGTATGAATTTGAATATCATCTGCACTGCGACCTACGCCGACCGTAGGGTCTGCAGGTACGGATACAATGCTGATTTCTAAAGGTTCCCAATCGGTGATGACGTATGCCGGGCCTGTGAAACGGCCATTCGTGGATGTAGTACTATCATCTTCTAACACTTCATAGCGTTTAATAGAGTAACCAACGCTAACACCTTGAAGCGTACCGGATTGGACTTTCTTGAATATGGCGTCGGATTGTTCATCTTCATCAAAGCGTACTAGTGCTTTACCTCGATTATCTTCAATCCACACCTTTTCGATGTGCCCCACGACCGCATCACGATCATGGTTAAATAGCACGGTACCTAAGCCATCGTTAAATCTATCGAGGTTGATACATTCTTCATCATGGCAAAGGATTTCATCGCCGAACCAACGGCCGTATGGCGTTTCGGAGGAGAAGGAAAGTTCTACCGTCCGATTGTCGGAGTCGACTTGGTCAATCGTAGATTCACGGCAATAGTTGCCATAAATGCTACGTTTTTCATTTTCGTCCATTGTTAGCCATCAGCTCCTTCCTGTGATTGTTGGACGTTATTGTCACTATCTGGGTCCATCAATGGTTGCAACTCACTGGAATAATCTAGTAACACCCCTAGCTCCTTGGCTCTGTCCTGTTCGAGTTTCCGTTGTTCAAGAACTTCTTCCCAATCACGCCCAGATGCTGCGCACACATCCTCTAAGGTTGTAAAGCCGGATTTGATGGCTCCCTTATTAGCCGACACTTCCTTAACTGGGTCTATCCACGACCAACCCGGTGCGAGCCAAGATACTTCTTGGTACTTGTCCTTATTCGCCAAGTAGTCAGATGGTAGTTCACCAGCTAGGTACAATGCGTCAATAAAGGCTTTCCAAATCGGCATGCAAAAATGTGCGATAACAAATTCTTGCCATTGTCGGAAGGTCTTTTGGTCCTCTAACAGATTTTGCCTTGCCGCTGAGAAGTTACCGGATATATTACGAGCCACGATATCCGCGCTCATTCCTAGACCGGAGGAAATTCTCCGTGTCTGAGTTGCCGAGTATTCACTCGCAGTCCCTGCATTACGTTTAGGGTCTGCGAACTCAATAGATTCACCAGGGCTTAAATGTCTAACCATGCCTGGTGCTAGTGTCATATTAGGTCGCCCTTTACTATCCCTAGGTAGCATCGCCGTTTGACGTGCTGAATTTTGAGACGTAATGAACGCGCTATAACATGCGGATACGCGTGCAGCAATTAAGTCTGCGTCCATGTATTCGTCAATATCGTGGATACGGCGAAGGACTAATGCCAGGTGGCTCATCCCTCGAAGTTGAGAGGTACGAGTAGGCTTGAATACTAAGAACGCCTGGTTAGTAGTTAGCCGTAATGCGTCGAAACTGCGTAGCCCCATTGGATCGCTTTGATATACGTGATACGCAACTGGTCTCCCATATTCGTTAACCTCCACACCGTTGATGATGTTATTCTTACCATGTTGTAAGCTAACCGCGCCGATATTCTCCGCTTCAATCAATTGAATTGATAACGGAAGATATTCGCCTTGTGCAGTTTTGTTGACAAGAATTTCGCCGTCATACAGCATCCGTCGTAGAGCAATAGACTGCAATTCGTAAAAGTTTGACATCCCTCGGACGTCCGCATTTTCTGCCTCCGTCCATTTTGTCCATGCTTTTTCGATTTTGTTATTGAGGTTCGTATTTAACTTGCCTTTACCACTTCTAACTTTTGCCTGTGGCTTAATCCCAACGCCAATCACGTTACGGATCAACGCCGTAACTACAGACTCGGCTAAGTCGCTGTTCATTTCAGCTGCACGAGCTCGACCTCGAATAAGGTCACGTGCACCGGTGGCCAACTGTTCGGCTGTGCCATAAGCCGGTTGCCAATCACTACTCAATCGGTCCATTGACGCCGCATCATATTGGCGGATAGCCTCTCGTGCTGCGATACGATTAAGCGCCCTTTCAGGGCTAACCCAACCGATTACCTTATCTAAGATATTCATCGTCCACCCCATGTTACGTATGCATCGCTTTGGAAGCCGTTTGCTTCCTCATGAACACGTTGCATTAATGTTTGCTCTCGTGCGTATAACACGGGAAGGTCAATTGCTTTGAACCGTTTACCGCCAATCTGTAACTCGGAGTATCCTTTTGTTTCGATATCCTCGATAACTTCACGGATACGGTCCAATTGTTCGTTTACATCGCTCATGGTTCACCTCCTTATCTAAACCAATGCTTCGTATTTCCCATTCCTACACCGTAGTCGACATCTTCTGTTACGGCATTGGCTTCTTCATATTCCTCGGGCTCGGTTAAATACTTCACCCCTGCAATGTCTGCTACCGCAGCATTGTAGGTACATGTATCAAGCAAGTGATTCGTAGGATGCCCGGTGAGTGGTTTCCACTGCACGGTAACTTCACCCGTTTTTACGTTACGAATCTCTTGCTTTTCTTCCGACCGGAGATGGTCTGTATATTCCTGGGGACAATCTTTGAACAGATGGATTGTACCGACCTCATCAGTTGGCCGTACCATCCGAGCAAATATAAAGTCCTTCCAGTAGTCCGTATTAAGGACGTACAATTTCAGCCCGCCGATAACGCCCTTCTCAACACTAGACATTGAGTACGGCGCCGTCAGTGTCTTATGGTTGGATGAACCTTTTAACGGAATACATATTTCAGGGAATCGTGCACAGAATTGGTACACCTCATCAGTTCTGAAGCCTGAGTCAATGCCCGCCTTCATCACCTGTCTAGGTTCGCCGTACTCTGTTGGATATTCCCTGTTGACTATGATTTCTTCTAAGTCATCCCATGTACTGGCTTGGCCATAGTCGATGAGATAGGACTTCACGCCTGGCGCATAGGCCCTAACCTCCCACCAGAAGTGGTCAAGCTGTACGTCAACGCTAGCGATAAGTAGCGTTGCCTTATCTGGTACTACGCCACGCTCATAGGTTGATTCCGTGAAGTGTAGCGTTTGCGTGCTTTTCGTCTTAGCACTGCGCCAAGGTTCTGCTAGCCAAGAGTTTATAAAGTTCATAAGTTGGTCCGGGAAGTCCTTTGATGTAAAGAACTCGTACGCAACTTTCCCAAAGGCTATCCAAGGAGAGTACAAGGACGATAAGTGGTAGCCAACCGAACGCACTCGACAATCGGGCTCGTTTTCGGTTCGCCATTCTCCTTTACGAAGCATATCCATTTTGTGCTTATCAAGTATCGCTTTCTTACAATGCTCGCATTCATAATAGGCAGTGTCTCTGATGCGGTCCTTATTGCCTTTAGCCTCATCGGGCCATTTAATCTGTTTGAACACGAGCTTTTGATACTCACCACAGTGTGGGCACGGTACGTAGTACTCTTTCTGTGCATGAGCTTGCTTAAAAGCGGTCCAGATATTGCCATTCTCAACTGTTGGAGTTGATACCATCACGTGTTTGGCATCAACGAACGTCTTAGTACGTTCCGTTGCCAGCTTAATTGGATTGGCTTCCTTACCGGAGAATACTGGGTACTTATCGACTTCATCGAAGAACACATACTTGATAGCCCTTGACGCTAGACTCGACGGAGAGTTAGCCCCGGACAATACCATGTAATTTCCTGTGTTAAAGTTGAGTTCTAACTTTGAACTTGCGTTTTCGTTGTACATGTTGGCCAGAGGTTCTGTGTTCGTGATCATTGGCTGAACACGTTTTTCACTATTGAACTTTGCTAGCATATCTGTTGGATATACCATCATAACCGGTGCCTTGGATTGATGCAGTGCGAACCCTATCATGTTGAGTTCAGCTTCTGTCTTACCAATCTGTGCACCGAAGCACAGTACAATCGATTCAATCAAATCGTTATTGAGCATATCCATAGGCTCTCTTAAATATGGAGTGCGGTGCGTGTGCCAGGGTCCGGGTTCTGCACTAGTGCTTGGGAGTACTCTGAACTTGTCGGCCCATGTGGAAACGGTGTACCGCTCCGGAGGCTTGAAAGCTTCGAGTTCTTGCGCTGTCCACGTAAACGAAGTACTAGAATTGTGCGATGAATTGTAATGACATTGTTTATTCGGATTCCTGGAATCTTTCGAATTAACTTTTCTTCGTTTTCGTGTAGACGCCGTCACGCGCGTAGCTTTCGAGGTACTCGTTGACACACTCATTCACCGTCCTCTCTACAATCACCCTTGTTTCTGCATCTGGAAATTCTTTGCTAACCGCTTTGGGTAACAGCCCAAGGGATGATTTCAATTCATTAACGCGTCCAGTCCATTCCCGAGTTACGTCCTCGACCGCAATATACTGGCCCTCAAGAACTTCGTTCATTCGCTTTTCGCGTTTCGCTTTGGCTTCCTTGTAATCCGCCTCAGCTTCAAGTTTTCTTTGAGCTGCGGATTTCGTTCCGTCCTTATCCTTGGACATGCCAAGCCAAACAAGAACCTCGCGAACATTCCACCAACCCGTTGCCACCTTCGGCATACCTGCACGATTATGGCGTGATATCATTTCCGGACCGAGGTCCAGTATTTGGCATAGTACTTTTGTGGTGACAATGATCTCGCCGTTGTCATCGAACTTGACTTTGGGTCTTTCCGTGGCCATTTTGGACCTCCTTCCGTAAGTGTCTATTGGTAGGGTACTTTCTACTTGAAAAAATTTTTCACATGCGGACAAACATCGCGCGGAGGCGACCACCGGCGATTTTCCGTCGAGGAAGTACCTTTTTGTTTCAAAAATTTTAAAAATAATTTCATTTCTATTTAGGGTATTTCTTTTCTAATTAAAGCTAACAAAAAGGACTACGTGGTTGTTCGTAGTCCTCAATGCTTCGCTTCATGTTTGGGCTACTGCCCAGGAGAGAAGTGTAAGTACATGAAAGGTATCACTATGAACTACCCTACAGTGCGCGGACACGGCGCTCGTTTCCGTATCCACACCCATAAGGTAACACAAAGTGCAACTATCATTTCATATCATGTTTTAGAAATTTTCAAAAAGTTTGCAAAAAGACTTGACAGCCATCTTACGTATGCGGTAGACCTGAGGCTCGCTGTAGCGCATCGCCTCGATAACGTCCTTCATGCCAAGGCCAAAGTAGTAGCGATATTCAAGGAATGTACGCTCACAATCGCTCGGCACTTGATGGATGATAGCCCATAGCTCATATCGTTCCCTTGATAGTCGCCTTGACTCTTCAAGCAAATCACGGTACGCCGTCTTGAGATTTAGCTGTTGCTCTTCGGTGTTGGGGTACTCACTTCGTGCTTCTTGCTCCAGACGTTGCAAGTGTGATTCAACGTCAGTTAGTCTCCTATGGCTATCCATCAGTCTTTGCAGTTTCCTTATTCCAGGATGTGTCCCCTTACTCGTACGTTTACCCATACGTTCACATCCTATCAATACTATCCTGTGTCATATGTAATCCATCCCTTCTACAATTTTGTACAGCTCATCGACTTCATCCTCTATTGATTCCAATGTATCAGTAGCTTCATCCCAACGCTCGTCATGATACCAAGGATACGAATAGGTCTTATCATCGAATTGGTCATTACCAGCTTCCTTATATTCGCGGATGACTTCTTCGCTTCGTACATACGCCATCTCGTACTGTTCCTCCAAGTAGTTAACATATCGAACAGTGACTATGTATAGGTCATCCAGGTAATGCCCATGATCGTGTAGTAGCTTTTCAAAACTAGCACTGGTATGCATAGGCTACTCCCCGGTAATCCATTTTAAGAACACGCCTGCTTTCGCTAGGTCCTGAACTTCTTTCGTCGGATCCTTACGACCTGCTCGAAGGGAATACTTTAATGCGTTACCCTTGCACCAACCTTTGAACTCTTCCGGCGTCAATACCGCACGAATGACGTCAACGCTTTCAACGGTTAGACCTGGCAAGGTGTAATGTGACGGATGATGTACCGCATCGTTCATTGTATCCATAGGCTTACCGTCGGCTACAGATACACCGGTTGAAGCCGCATCTGTTACTACTGGCTCAGTTTCTATCTTGCCGTACTGCTTAGCCTTATCTTCTTCCGTCGCTACGACGACTGTTGGCTTTGCTTTAGCCTCAGCAGGTTTCACCTTAGACGACGCCTTATATTCATGTTTCAAGGCCTCTCGACATTCCGGACAATTGACAGCAGGTCGACCTTTGCCAGTTTGCTCGAACTCCTTACCACACACCTTACAGGTAGTCATCTTAGGTGATAGCTCTTGTGTAGTAGGTGGCGCTTCTGTCCTTTTACTGTCTTTTACTGTCTCCGTTCTGTCTTTGCCTTTAATGATACTCATGATATCGTTGAACCCTTCCTTACAGGTAGGGCACTCTTGTTCGTTACCGGTAGCCTTGAATAGGCTTCCGCAAGTCTTACATATTCGGCTCATAGTGTTATCCTTCCTGTTTATCACATCGTAAATAGTATTCCCGCTCATCCATAACCATGAAATCGGTCACGTGAAATGATCCTTGTATGCACTTATCAAAATTAACCATTCTTATTTCACCATTTCCATCAACCCTAAATGGATTGTCATAAACAGGTTGCCATGGAGTTTTAGCCAATTCTCTCGATATCGTGGTATATACTTGACGCCAAGTTATCGCAGATATTCTAGTGCCATCATGAATAAGGCCCTTCACATCTACACACGCACTTGATATCGGCATAACTAGCCATCCCACAGGTGCGTATACTCCGGTGGGGATCATGTTTCCCTGCACATACGCTATTAGTTTCTTCATAGTGTTATCCTTTCACATATTTGTCAATCCGTGCCTTCAATGACTGAAGGACATATTCTTGTGCTTCGTCTTTCTTCTCTAAGGCTTCCATCATATCCTCGTCCCGTGTACCTACGGAGATAAGGTGATAGATGATAACCTTTTTATTTTGCCCTTGACGATGTAACCGCTTGTTCGCCTGTTGATATAGTTCAAGGCTCCAGTTAAGGCCAAACCATATTACATGGTTACCACCATCTTGTAAGTTTAGCCCATATGCAGTTGATGCGGGATGTGCTAACAGTACGTCAATCTTGCCGGCGTTCCAATCGAACTCTTCATCGGCGCCTTTTAACTCCCGTACACGCAGATCCGTTTTTAATAAGGCTTCCTTTAACCTGGCACAATCGTGTTTGAAGTTATAGAACACTAACGCCGGCTTACCGTGTAGCTGTTCGATAAGCTCCATGAAGGCTTCTATCTTGCAATCATGAATTTCATGGACGTTACGCTCATCATCATATACGGCGCCGTTAGCTAGCTGTTGGAGCTTGTTGGATAAGGCCGCCGCACTCATGGCGGTGATTTCCTCATCTGCTCCAAATACTTCAAGGACGGCATCACGTTCCATGCTTTCATAGGCTTTCTTTGCCTTAGCATCTAACACCACAGGCACCGTATCATACACAATCGGTGGTAGGTCTAAATAGTCACTTGCTTTCATTGATATACATAATGGCGCTATGGCTGACATAATCGCATCATCTGTATTCGCCTTTGGCTTATAACTGTATATCACATCACGACCACGTTGGTCTGGGTCAAAGTAATGCTCCCTAAACGATGTGTAAGTCTTACCTAATGTCTGCCCTCGGTCTAATAAGTAGACCTGCGCCCATAAGTCAATCAACCCGTTCGGTGATGGTGTGCCTGTTAACAGCACCATACGGTTGATATGGTTGTACATGTTTGATAAGTCCTTAAATCGTTTGGCACGATGTGATTTAAAGGAACTTGATTCATCGACTACCACCATATCGAATGGCCACGCATTTTTGTAATAGCTCACTAACCAGGATACATTCTCACGATTGATGATGTAGATATCCGCCGGTGTATTCAGCGCTTGTATGCGTTTCTTTAAAGGGCCTAGTACCGTGGATATTCTAAGAATACCAACACCGTCCCATTTAGCGGCTTCACGTTGCCAGGTTGCTTCCGCTACCTTCTTAGGCGCTATGATAAGCACCTTCTTAACTTGAAAGTAGTTGTATTTCAACTGGTAGATAGCTGATAACGTGATGATTGTCTTACCTAAGCCCATATCAAGGAATAGGCCAAGCTTATTTTGTTTGACTACCCTATCGATACAATACTTTTGATAGGGATGTGGATTAAATTTCACTATAGCCCTCCTAATCCTTAACTGTGCATCCGTATTTTGCCTTTTGCATCTTATGGCGAATCTTACGCACGTTTGTCATGATATATGACTGTACGACAGTATCATCATGGTCCTTCGCTTTTTCGTACTTGCTAAGTAATTTGTACAAGCTGTAATCGGAACACATTCCATGACATCCAGGCGTACGCCTGTTGCAATTCCTACACGGAACTCTCGCCATGAATACCACCTTCATTCGTTAAGTAATCCTTAACGGCTTCAGGGCCGTATAGGATGTAAACGGTCTGCAGTAGGCTCAATAATTTCTTACACTGCACATCCTGTAGTTTACTGAGTCGACCTCGGGTCGTTTTAAGCTCAACGAATTGAACGGTACCGTCTGGCCATATCACAATCCGATCAGGCACCCCGATATTGCCAGGCGATACAAACTTATATGCCTTACCGCCCAACTCTCTAACCCCCCGAACGAGTTTCTGTTCGATTAGTTTTTCAACCATTATCACACCTCCATTTTTTCATTCTCATTTAGAGGGGCAACAAAAACGACATGGTTTTACACACATATGTGTATATACACTATTTAACCCCTATTAACCCCTTAAACGTACTTAAATTTATATATTTTTACTATATATATATATAAATGTTGCGTTTTATATATATAAGTACTATAAACATAGATAAATACTAGGTTTGTTACCGCAACATTCTCCGCAACATTCCCGCAACATTGGGGCAACATTCTATTTTTTTGTCGCAACATTCTTTTTGAGAAAATCAACGATTGTTGCGGAATGTTGCGCCCTAAATTACATCATTCCAGGGATGATTTCAAAGCCTCTTTGGTCACCATACGTACCATATTTTCTAACCTTGTCATACCGGATTAAGAACGGTATGTTATCTAAAATTTGATTAATTTCTCGGCTATCGGCTTTCTTCATCCAAGATAATTCCTTGTTAAAACATTCACACCAAATTTCAGCTGCGCATATACGATCCCTTAGCACTAATTCTTGGCCAGGTACCGCATGCGTTGCGGATAATTGCATCCGTCTAGCACTAATCGATAGCGATTGCCAATTCTCAGGTACTTTCTGTTTCAAGAACTCAGCTACCACACCTGCTTTAGCATTTCCTTCCATATGGCTTTCACGTGCTAAATTTGCGAGGCGCAGTACTTCTTCATTATCTTCAATAATTAAGCTTTCCCCTTGACGGTATCTAGCTTTGGCTTCCGCCCACATCTGATCAACTTCACCAGGTAAATTCTTAAATACGTTTTTCGTTGGTTTCTTTAAACCAAGCTGAATTGGCCAGAATCTGCGGTTGCCTGTGATGTCCTTTAAGAACTCGTGTTGATTAGTGGAACCAAAGAACACGCATTGGCGTGGGTATTCCTCAGTTCGACGACCATATGCCTTACGGAATACGTCGACCTGGCGTGATAAGAATTGTTTCGATGCATTTTCTTCCGCCTTAGAGTATCCGGCCATTTCACCGCCTTCAACTAACCAACTATTTTGGATGCTTTCTGCAGCTTCTTTCCCATCAAAGGTATTAAGCCCATCAGCGTACCAATCTTTGCCCATGAGGCGGATCAGTGATGATTTCCCTATCCCTTGGGCACCGACTAATACCGGCATGGTGTCATACTTGCATCCAGGCTCGTAGGCACGTGCCACCGCAGCAACAAAGGCCTTACGACCTACTGCACGTGTGTACACGTTATCCTCCGCGCCCAGGTAATCGATGAAGATTGTATCTAAGCGTTCCACACCATCCCAGGTAAGACTGTCTAAATAATCGGTTACCGGGTTGAATGCATTTTGTTTCGCAATTAATAGCACACTATCAAGGACCTTATCCTTGCCGGTGATATCGAATCGGTTTTCAAGGTACCACTGGATACCACTATCATCTGTGTCAGTCCAAATACGTTTACCGTGTTCCGATAGGGCCCATGGCAAGGCGCCCATGGTCATATACCGACTACCGAACTTATCGTACGCGATACGCCCCTTGATGGCCGGGTCATGCGTTAAAATCTTAAGAATATTATCACGTGTCTTTTTAAGCCCTTGATTCTCGTTATATTTGAGGCCGGCGGACTTCATCCATTCCGTCTCGAGCATAGCGTTGGCGTCAAGGTCGGTCACATCGGTAGCATTAGTTTTACTTATTGATTCCTGGAACACGTTCGTAGCTGACTCGCGTGCCCGTTCTTGTTGGATGCTGATAGCCACCTCTGAGTCCTCAAAGGCAAGTTTACTCATCGCAAGAAACGATGGCATCTTATGCGGTGGTGTGCCGTCCTTGGCTGTCTCGTCGAGGTCATGGAACTTATGGAGCCGAACTAGGTCAAAGGCGTTCACGAGTTGGCCACCACACGGATCCGTATTGTGATGCGAGTATAAGAACTTATCGTCGTCATATATCACCGCACCGCCGATAGTCGAACCTTCGACGTAGGTTAGCCGATCATTAGAACCATCAACGTAAGCGTAGGCGTGAGGTAAGAACGTATCGATTGCTTCACGGATGCCATATTGCCTACAAAAGGCTCCTACGATACCATGCTTGGATAACGGATCCTGTTGCTTCGTAAGTAGCTGTTTCACTCTAACTGATGTCTCAGAGCCTGGTACCTGTGGCCATGACGCCACGTCCCGCCAATCGGTGTACTCAGCTAGGATGCCGTCTGCAGATAAGAACGGCTTATCCGCATATCGGAATACATATTGTGCATCGCTAGAACAGCCTGGCCAGTACATGAGCCTCGAGGCTTCAAAGGTTGTTGAGTCCATCATGCCGATGCCGATTAAGCTAGCCACCTTACGAGCAATAGGCTCGTACTCATCCGGTGTCATGGTGCGGTCGGTTGGTATGACTACCCGCAACCGCGGACGATGTGGTGTGTGCGACCGCGTACTGTATACGACGTACGCCATGCCTAAACTGTCCACTGTACGCACTACATTATCCGTTTGGCCAGGCTCAATGGCGTCAAGGTCAAGGGTGATAAGGTCACGACCTGTGACATTAATCGCCTTACGTTGTAATCCGATTAAGCTACCACCGACGAAGCCACCGATGTCCTTCAGTTTAGCCTGTGCGGACTTTGGAAGCTGATGATACTGTTCAACCGTTTCAGTAGTACGTTGCGGTGTACGAAGTCGTTCGATGAACTCGGACCACATCAGCTCCGTTTGAATCCATTGTTTAGATGTGCGACTTTGGCCTACGCTAATTATTAGTTTTTTATCATTAATCATATGGCCACCGCCCTTTCTAATCCTTCATATAATAATTACTGGTAAATCCGGCGGCAGATAGGTGTAGCCCCTCAGCCCATGGAATCGGAGCCCCAAATAAGGCGTTAACCTTATCAAGGGTTTTCTCCTTATCCTCGGAAGGGATTTCCATAACCGCTTCATCGTGGATGTGCATAGTAATTGGATACCCAGCCATCGTCAATCGACGTAGCGTAACTGCAAGACAATCTCGAGCAACGGCTTGGGTAATGTTTTCTACGAGTTTCCCCCCGTATGTACTGTCATCCACCCATGCGTTGTTGAATTGCGCCTTGAAATGAACGGCGTCCTTACCGAATTGGTTTTCTTTAATATACGCACCAGGATAAAATAGCTTCCGTCCGCTAGGTAGCTCAATCGTCATGTAACGATAGCCGTATATCGGATCAATTTCTAAACGAAATATAATGCCGTGGTCAAGGCCCATAGGGTTGCCTGTGGTTACTGTGTACACCGCAGCGTTTTCCACCTGGTACCATAAATCACGAATACGAGGTGACGCTTCGCGCCATAACCTTACAATGTCCGGAAGTTCTTCTTCCGAAAGCCCCATATCAAGGGCGCCCATAGCTTTTAATGCGTTGACGCCCCCTTGATATCCAAGGGCCAGTTCGGCGACCTTGCCCTTTTGTCGTAGGTGTCCATTTTCGCCGTGTTTCACGACTGGAACGCCAAACATCGAGGATGCCGACGCGCAGTATATATCACCATCATGGGCGAATACTTGTTGGCGCCATTGCTCGCCACTTAGCCAGGCGATAACCCGAGCTTCAATGGCGGAGAAGTCAGCCACGCATAATGTCTTACCTTCTGGGGCGATAATAGCCGTACGGATTAATTGTGAGAGTGTATCAGCGACGTCCCCATATAAGAGTTCGAGCCCTACCCTATTACGATGTGCCACGAGTGAACGTGCGACATCGAGCGTTTCAATGTAGTTTCTTGGTAGGTTTTGGACCTGTATGAGACGTCCTGCCCATCGTCCCGTACGATTGGCTCCGTAGAACTGTAACACGCCTCTGAGACGATAATCCGAGCCCCAGGAATCTTCCATCTTGACGTACTTTGCTACGGATGATTTGGCCAGTTTCTTACGTAAGGTAAGAACGCGTTTGGCCACTTGATTAATATCACTCTTGAGAGCACTATCAACTGTATCCTTAGTTAAGTTAGGAAGGTTAGCCCCTGTGTTGGTGTTAATCCAATTAAGTAGGGCTTGCGTAGAATTAGGATTAGCCAAGTGTGTGATTTCCTGGGCTTCCTTTGTAAGGATGTTCGTGTTTTCCTCATCAATACAAAGCGCGCCAATAACCAGGTCATGGTCGATGAGTACCCCGCGATTATTGATTTCAATATCAATGTACATATCGTTCCAGGTCTCATCAGGTACAGGAAACGATGCGAGCCGTTTGTAACATTCCATTTCAGTGACTACATCTTGCCTGTTATATTCGACATAGGTTCGCCATTTCTCAGGTTCATGGTGTGGTAGGTTACGAGTTCGACCGCCGTTAGATTTAGTCGGCTTACAAGGAATACTAAAATATCGGATTAACGCTTTACCGGCTTTATCCTTGAGCTTATTTTGAGGTAAGCCTAAAGCCACACCTAACTTAGCAAGGCCCATAGGATACCCTAAATAGGCTCCATGAATCATCGTGCAGTGCCACTGCCGTAATGGAGTAGTATATCCGGCTTTGTTCAGACAAGTAATTTCAAACTGTGCATTATAAGCATGTTTAATGACGTCCGGATTTTGTAAGTCTGCAATAACCGCATCAGGGATTGTTTCACCTTGTGCTAGATCCACAACTTCAACCTGGCCAAAGCCATACGCATATGCGAATAGGAGGATTTCAAAATCCTCCGCTTCGACATATTTGTAAACACCTGCGCCGATGTCATTGGATGAGAATGTTTCAATGTCAATGTTTAAGTGGCGCATAATGGCCACCTATTACATTGGAAGGCCAGTAACAGGGTTGATAGCTTGCGTTGCTTCAGCACCACCGAATACATTTGCTGCGCTACCTTGAGGCGCTCCGAATACGGATGCAGCGGATGCCGGTTGGCCACCTCCAAGAGGTTCACCATCACGTACTTTTTGTACAGGGCCTAAACCGGCAGAGATACCAGAGGATTGGTTGTTGTAGAAGTAAAAGTTGATCAGCACATTCGCATACATGCCAGAGTATACTTGGCCAGGTTCAGTAAGAGGTTGACCTTGAAGGTCGACTACTTCCGGCTTGAATTTCATGGATTGAGACGCATTAAACACGTAATGACCTTTACATTCAGGGCCGTATTCTTTACCGCCAGGCGTGTAGCCATCGCCATCGTGAATAGGTGTTTTAGGTTGAGCCGGAACTTTGGCACCATGTTTCACACGAGCATCGGCAATTGCTGCTTCAATAGCTTGACTAATTGCTTGAACTTGTGCGGTATCGGATTTTGGTACAAGAATCATAGCACTGTACTTCGCTTCGCTGAAATTGTTTGGGTTAGTGTATGGTTCAAGTAAATGAACAAAGGATAAACGTACATTTTGTAAAAGAACTTCTGTTGGTTTGCATTGGAATGCCATAATTAGTTACCTCCATTGGTATTAAATACTTGCGCCGCACTAGGTTGATTTGTGATACGTGGGCGCTTATCCGTATCAACTACAAGAGTAGGTTTGCCAGGGTTCTTAACGACCTGGTCGCCTACGAGTTCATTAAATTCCTTCTTACCGATGGCCTTTTCGATTTGAGCCAAAGTAAGGACCTTACGCTCATAGAGGATAGATTCATCTACCCCACCATTAATAAGGGTTTGAATGGCGGTATCGCCATCTTGGAATGCTCTGGAGCCTCTGCCCTCTACGGCTTTCCAACCTGGCACCTCTGCACCGGCTAAGGATTCAGATAGGGCGTATTCCTTGATGTCCTTATACCAGGATTCGATGTCTTTGCCGTGCTCTAGGTACGTACCTAGTTCTTCAAGGCTAATCAGACGAGGGTCTTGGTTCGTGAACACGTGCATCGCATCGAAATGTTCACATCGTGTTCTGCATTGAGCCTTCGCCCTACAGAAACCACACCAGGCGCCAGCCTCAAAGGTGTGGCCTTCCATTTCGTAGGCCTCCTTAGCCTTTGGCGCGACTACCTCTTCACCCCATTTACGGAGGTCATCAGAGGACATTTCAAACTCTGAAATGTTGTTAACCCTGGGTTGCACGATTGTCATCTTGATAGTTTTAAACTTGTACAAGAGACTGTAATCATGCATAGCCCCAAGAGCATATAGCATCATTTGTGGGTTATGATCCGCATCAACTACAACACCTTTACCGTGTTTATAGTCGATAATGTGGAGCGTATCACCGGCTAATATGATGCAGTCCGCCGTGCCGAATCCTTCAGGAACGTATTGACTAAAATCAACACGCTTTTCGATGACTACCACAGGAGCGACCTTGTAACTTAACATGATGGACTTGATATATTCGAGATACACGTCTGTAGTTTCGTCCATTTCAGGGGCCCATAACTCATTCTTTTTGATTTTGTTATAGGCCCTGGTGTAGGTGCCTTTGGCCATCGCCGTAGTGTATTTTTTCAATTTCAATTCACATAGTTCATGTGCCAGGGTTCCTTCTTTTGCATATTCTGATGTAGTATCAGGGAAGGTCGCTTCTAATCGAGGCGCCCCCGTACAATGTAGCCACCTATGGGAACTTGACGCGCTTAGTAGCGCATGGCTAGCCATTAGATTCGAGCCCCCATATTACGAAGGTCAACTACAAGGTTAGGGAATTGATCTTTTGGAAGCTCAGGAAGACTTGCTACTTTGTACTTTTGCATTAACCCTACAATTTCATTCGTGCGACCTGCATCCATTAATGGTTGCAATGACACTTGAATTTCTTCCAAGGTATATTCCTTAACCGGTGCTACAGGTACAGCCGGTGTAGTCGGTGTTTGCACTGGATCTGGATGTGTTTGTAACGGCGCAGATGTCGGTACCACAGGTGCTACTGTAGTAGGTTGAGCGACTGGAGCCACCGGCGGAGCTTGGACTGTAGCGGGTACCACAGGAGCTGTGGGCGGTTCTTTCGTCGTAGGTATATTACTGTAGCTGAGGAACAATTTAAGTTCTTCACAAAGGGATACATAATTTTTTGCTTCAAAAGTAACTCTTATCATGAGGAAATCCTTTCTAGTTAATATCTAAATAATGCCGTGAACGTGTAACAGCATGAGAACACAAATACCTAATATGATGAATACAACTTGGCAAGCTCTAGTCACCCAGGTATCAATCTTAGTAAGTCGCTCCGTAACAATCTTGTTACGTTTAGATTGTTCCCTTAGGGATTTCGATACATCCCACGGACCAGGCGGAGCGGTTTTATCCGTTTTAGGTGAAATCAACTGCTCTATTGCAGTATCCTTCACTATCCGTTTTCTTTTATTTTTCCGAGCCATTCACGTCACCCCTAAGATAATTTGTGATTCGGCTTAGTAAAACCTGGCTTATCGATAAATTCCATAATCGTACCACATACGGCTTCTGCAAACTTGTGCGGATCATGGCTATGGCCATGAGCGATTGAAACAACTGCACCAGCAAGCATCGAGGCTAATACGATTTCATTGTGTACTGCTGCTTCGGTTTTGCATGCGAGCGTATTCATATCTTCGGATAAGGACATATCGATATTGAGCGTGTAGGGTGCGTTCTTCTTCATAGTGACCTCCTAAATGCGACGTTGAGCAGCAACTTCTTGCGTTAACTCATCCACTAAGCGTTCCAACTTGCTGATACGGCTTTGCGCATCCTTAGCCTCAGCGAGGTAATCAGCTCCTTTGCCTGTCTTAAAGGCAAGATTAATGGTGTATTGGTTTTCCGCGCCTAACGTAGCACCTACGCCAATCATCAATCGTTCATTTGGACGGATAAACGCTCCAAGCGCTACAGCATTACTATTACGGTAATGACCGTAACTTACAGCGTAGCTGACCTTATCGTTTCGGTTGAAATCCAAAGGATGGAGCCCAGCTAATGCTGCGGAGCTAGCACCTAATCGATTAATTCGTTGGTCTGTTGCGTTGATGCGGTTATTAATTTCACCCGCCATGTTATAGGTGCGTTGTTCAAGCGCAGTAATTCGGCCTTCGTGGTTAGCAGTGGTATCTTGAAGTGTGCTGATATCAGTCGTATTAGTACGCACTTTCGCGCCAAGATTATTAATCTCGTCATAAGCCGCAAAGAGTTGACTACCATTGACCGCGTCCAAGCTATCTGCTTCAACGCGTCCTGCGCTCACGTTTTGAAGTTGTCTGTTATACTGAGCTACGCCACCTGCACCGGTGCGAGCTTTGGAACCAAAGGAAACTACGGCGCCGGGTTGCTCGCCTGCGAAGATATGGCGTGTACCGTTAAGGTCTACACCATCAACGCCTACCGCGTCATCGGTCACCGAGTTGGTGCCAATGGCCACCGCGTTGGCACGATCTGCAATTGTATTATTGCCGAAGGCAACAGCGTCAGTTGCTAAGGACTTTGCATGTGTGCCGAATACTAGAGCGCCTTGGCCCTTAGATTCAGAATTAGAGCCAAACACCAACTGTTCTTTTTGGGAACCAATTTTGTTGTTGTAGCCAACTACGGCGGACTGGCCACCTGCTACGGTGCCATTGTTAGCGCCAACTGCGACGGAGTTTTCTCCAGTTACGTTGTTGGACCGACCAAAGGCTACGGAACTTTCGCCTGATACGAACGCGCCATTACCGATAGCAACGCTATCGTAGGACGATGTTCTAGCTTGGTTGCCGATGGCGATGGTGTACTCCACTAAGCTCTCCGCGTGAGCGCCAAAGGCGAAGGAGTTACGGCCGGATGCTTTTGCATCGTTACCACCAGCAAAGCCGTTTTCCCCAGTTACAGAATTGTGAGTGCCAAATGCGATGCCGTTTGGAGCGGATACTGTATTTTGAGTGCCTGCGATGAAGGCGGATGTAGCGTTTGTAGTTGTTGTATTATTAGTGCCAATAATCAGGCTTGCATCGCCATTAGCGGTGCCGTTAGGACCTAAATTACTGCCTTGAGCGAATACGTTAACCGCTAATGCGGAGATCGCGAGCGTGGATACAATTACTTTCTTGTTCATAGTTGAATTACCTCGTATAATATAAGTGTCAAATTATTTTGATATGGCCGTGTCAGTAGATCCAGTACTGATACGGTCGTTTTCTTTTGGGCGTTTAAGAATATCGAAGTCAGAAGGACCGCCGATATCAACTTGTGCATGTGCCCAGGTGTCATAGTCGAATCCAAATTTCTTAAGCTCGACTACGGCTTGCTTACCTGAAGCGGAACGATCAATAATGCTATTCAATGCGTTTCGTGCGGACTTCAACTTACGAATCTCAATTTCGTAAGGCTTGGCCACTTCAAGGACTGCACGCCATTTTTGGCCCTTCTCGGAGTTAACGTCGAGATTGTCATACCACCATTCATGGAGCGGTTTGCACATACGTTGGATGAAGTTATCCGCATCAGGTACAAGCTTATTCGCTAGCGTACCGTAGCCAAGTTCTTCCAAATGTTGGGCGCCTTTCCGTGCTTCACGTAAGCCGTTAATGACTTTGTGGAACGCTTCAGCAGCTGCTACACGTCCGTCAGCTTCAAGGCTAATGTAATGTGATTCGAGCGCTACGCTTTCTGCCTCTGTCTGTTCCAGAAGCCTAGCGTTGTACAGACTTCTAACAAAGGCCCGTACGTTGTTCTTTGTAGGGTTCTGCATAGGAACCTCCTTTCTGCTAAATTGCAAAATATACTACCATTGGGCTCCGTACCAATTGGTCATCATTGCCCATGTGAGGGTTACCTCACTTAATACTGGCTAAAGTCAAATAATAACCCGATATCGATACTTAACTTATCGGCCAAGATAACCGCCTTACTAAAGGTCATGGACTTATTCTTGCCACTCAGATGGCTGTATAGGGTTCCATAGTGCATCCCGCACATCTCAGCGACGTCTTGAATGGTCAAGCCCTTATCAGCTAACACCTTACGGAACACTGCCGGCTTCATGCGGTAACCAAATCGATTGCCCCAGGTCTTTTGTTGAATCGAACACTGGTCGAATAAGAAGTCTATTCGTTGACCAAGTCCTTTAGCAACTAACCTGGCAGTGCAAATCCTCACAGGTAAGTGTTTAGATATTTTGACCAGGGTCATCGGATTTACGCCAATGACTTCGCCGAAACTGCATAACCCGTATGGTGTGTTATCGTAGATCAGTTTCTTAAGGTCGAAACCGTTCTTGAGCCGCATCATCGGGATGATTGGTTTCCGCCTCATCGTTGTCTCCTTTTGAGCCGCCTGATTGTTTGACCTTGCTCGGCCACAATCCATAGGGCTACCCCTAATGCGCATTGCACAAAATACTGAGTAAAGCCTATGCGGTCAATCTCGAGGCTACCAACGGAGCCCATAAGGATTAATCCGGCTACTAATTTAAGAAATGCATGCATGATTAAATGCCTCCTTGATGTACTCTTCACTTCTCCCTGTTCGAGCCAGGTATGTTTCAAATCCGAACCGGTCAATGACGAAGGTTCGTTTCTTGCCTTTGCCATAACAATAGGCGAAGGCCTTATAATGGTTATTGGCGATGCCCTCTCTAACCGCGGTAAGGGTTAGGCCTAAAACGCTAGCCATTTGTTTCACTGTAATGGTGGGGTTCATAACATCGCCAACACAGTGACAAAGTAGATGAGGATAACTGCAAGTGTTACCGCCATCAAAAGTCCAAAGATTCGGTTGAACCAGAGGTCAATCTTAGCGGTTCGATGAATCTGTTGGACGTGTAAATGTTCGATGATGATACGATCATCTTTTTCAGGAATCATAATTACCTCCTATACAGGGTCAATGCCCCAAAAATCATCTTCTTCAGATGCATCAACTTGTAAGTGTTCAAGAATTTTGGCGATTGTTCGTACCGATACCGGTCTACCATTACACGCCGTAAGGATTGTGCATGGTGAAAGCTCCGTCATGGTTGCTAACTCTGACCGAGATACACCGAGCTCCTTCATCCGACGAGCGAGTGAATCTTGATACAGGTACGTTACGCAGGATTTACGTTTGTTCATATTGACTGCCTCCTTTTAAGTTGCCTAATTAGGAACTTCCAAGTAAAAATAAAAAGTTGCCTAAATAGGAACCTTTAATGTAAAAAAAATACATTCGCATCAAGGTCATAGGTTATACACAGCGTACGCATTTCTTGTAATGTGAAGTCTGTGTTGATGCGGTTAAGCTTCTTACTGAAAGTGTTTGGCTTAACCCCTATCACCTTTGCGGCTGCGGTATTAGAAATGTCATTTTCTACCATAAAGCTCTTAAGCTTTCGATATGGAGAAATTGCTTTACGTGGTATCACATACCCCGCCCCCTTTCAATATCAAATTGTTCTATCGGCCTCTCTTTAATGTTGCCGAGTTGCCTTATGTGTACATGATAGCACCGCCAAAAGTTCCTGTCAACAACATTTTTGTGATTTCTCATAAATTTTAATTGCCTATTGAGGAACATCTGAAGTATAATATAGGTAGGGAAAGGGTTTAAGTGAGGAAAGGTGAATTTTAAAAATGACTATGAAATTACGTACATCTTCAAATGTTAAAGAAGATCAATTAAAAGTTAAAATAGGGCAACGATTAAAAGAATTACGTACCGCGCAAGGGTTAACCATAGATGATCTTAGAGAAAAGCTTTCCTTGGAAGTTCAAAAGGCAGGAGTTGATGTTAAGGGCGATGGCGTATCCAAAAGCATGGTTTCCCGTTGGGAGAATGGCAAGAGCCAACCATCCGCGCCTTACATTCGGGCATATGCTACTTTATTTAATGTTGATATGAACTACATATTGGGAAAAGATTTACAATCCGTTGACTCTACAGATTTAGGTCAATATACCATTAAGTTTGAAGAGTTTCATAACATGAATGATTACATACAGCATTTGACGGACTCCCAAGACGCAAAGCTCCGGAAAGAAATACGAAACGATTTGGCGCGTTTGTTCATGAATAATTTGCGCATAAAAAAGACCTCATTCAATCACAATGACGATAGCGATATAATAGTTAAGGCTAATAAAAATTCTCTTGAGGAGCTCATAGTGGCCACACTAAGGGAGGACCTACCTTTGGCCACCAAAGCAATGATAGATAAATATCGGGAGGTAGGCACCATTCTAACTCATCTATTAGACAATCCAGATACATTTATCCGATTTTTCTTGGCTCTGGGGCAACTTCACCAACGTGATAAACTTGATTCGTTCTTGAATTTTACTATTGATCAATTTTATGAACAGCCGAAAGATATTAAAATGTTTGAAATATCAAGAGGCCTGATTAAACAATTAAAGTCTGCAAAAGAGAACCAAGCTGGACAAGGAGGTAACAATGAAGCTTAAATCAATTATCGCTATTCTTATTAGCCTTATAGTCATCCTAGGCGTAGCCCTATTCGCCCTATGGCCTAAACCATCCATCGAGTTTAGAAATGAGTCGGTGCTTGGCCATACCGTAACCAGTGTAGTCCTTGAGGACTGGACACTCACATCCGCCCAGGGCGGAGAGAACTCCACGCTTACTTTCCCTAATGGGAAGTCTGTACAAGCACATTGGCAACTTGTGCAAACTATTCCACCTGCGCGCCGATTCGATATGTTCCCTTCATCATTCTTTTACCACACTATGTACATAGCACCGGTTCAGCCGGAACTTGTTAATTACATTAATGCTAATAAGCCTACAGTAACTTACTACCTAAACGGAGAGGCTAAACAAATTCAATTTAAATAAAGTAAAGCCCCTATCTGAGTAGTATCGGATAGGGGCTTAGTTATAGGAGGATATATTATGGCCATGAAACGAGCCAACGGAACAGGATCCGTATATAAGATGAAACATAAAAACCTTCGTAAGCCCTATCGTGCTGTTATCACAGCAGGATGGACGGCTGAAGGAAAACCTATTAAGCGCTCGCTAGGGACTTTTGCGAAGCAAGCTGACGCATACCAGGCCTTAGCACAATTTGCGAGTAACCCAGACGCTTTTGCGGAACGTAAGATGACTACCTTTGGCCAGGTGTTTGATTGGACGATTGACGAGTCAGAGCGTCAAGGGTTGACCAAAGGACGGATTCAGCAGATTGAAATTGTGCGAGACCATTTTGCGCATCTCTTATCACAGGATGTCACCACATTACGTGTTCCTCACGTTCAATCATTCTTTGATGACCCGACCAGGAAGCAATCCTACCTCCAATCGGTCAAGGCTATCTTGGTGCGTGTAATGAATGTAGGAATTAAACACGAGGTGTTAACAAAGAATTATATGCGCGATATTATAATCTCGAAAAATGCCCCTAGCACACGCATAGCGGAAGTTTTTACTCCGAGCCATATAATTACACTATGGGAACATAAAAACGAGCGTACGGCTCAAATATTGCTACTTTATATTTACACTGGACTCAGAATTTCAGAGTTATACGGCATTAAAATCGAGGATGTGCATCTAAAGGAACGATATATGATTGGCGGGTCTAAAACGGATGCAGGTAAGCGTAGAATCATACCAATCGCGGAGTGCATTTACCCAATTGTATCGGCATTCTACAACGAAGCGCTATTCAATCGTTCAAATGTGCTATTAAAATCTCCCAGTAAAAACATATATCGTACTCACTTTACTAAGATATGCCGAGAACTCAACTTGGGCGAACATGTGCCACATGATACAAGGCATACGTTCATTACCATGTGCAGCAATGCCGAAATTTCGGAAATTATTGTTAAGCACATTGTTGGCCACTCCACTGCTAGCAATATCACACAAGACATTTACACGCATAAGACTACGAATCAATATGTAGAAGCTGTGAATAAATTACCGACCTACGATGACCTAATCAAGGGTGAGCCACGGGTGAGCTACCGTAACGAAATATAGCGATTTTTGATAATTTTAAGAAAACGAAAACCCAGTAAACTACGTGTTTACTGGGTTTTTAACTTTGGACTAATCCCCGCGAACGATAGTCCCTACTTCTTCACCTTTTGCAGCTTTGGTAATGTTACCAG